ATCACCCTTAGAGTATAATACATCACTTCTCCATTGAGATATTGAAACATTTAATTTTATATCATCATCTGTGTTCTCGTCATCAAATGGCCCACCACTTATATCAGCTTCATCAAATATCCAATATTCATCTCCAATTCTTTTTATATTTTTTGGAAAATGGTTTTGATGCGCAATCCACATCGTATCGTTCGAGTGGTGTACGTCAAGCTCAATGACTTCCTGTTGCGAGTACGGGGAGCCGAGCGTAGCCTTTTGTGTTCCAGATGTGTTCTGAACAACTATGCGTCCAATATCATCCTCTCCATCAGCCTCGTATGTGACAAAAATCACAATATAGCGGTAGTCAGCCGAATAAGTGAAATCGAACGCCCTTGCGTCCTTTGGATAGTACACTACGGAGTCAACCGTAATGCTCGGAAGCGTTCCGATGCTGACCAGCGGAGGACGACGACGCACCCCGCCATAAGGAGTCGGTAGCATGTTGCTACATTGCGACAAAGATTTGTTATACCCCTCCAAATCGGATCGCCACTTAAGCTCATCCCCTATCAATCCACCGCTAAAGTCATGCCTTGAAATCCTCATCCAAGATACCTTCCATAGTGCCGTGTGTTGGCGTAAACACCCCTCTGTCTGCGGCGAGTGTTCGGATGTGCCATCCCTTGGCTGGAAACACGGAAACACTCAGGACGTACGATCTGCTCGAACTCCATCAGAAGGGATTGCTTTAGGTCTGGAGACTGCGTGATCTGCAAGCATACCTCTATCGCCGTTCGGTAAAGGACTGCGCGGTACAACGCCGCCGACCAATCGGTTACGGTTTCGCTGTATGCAATGTAATGGAAATCAAGATCCTCGGTCACATCGGCATAGATGTAATCCCCGCTAATCTTGTAGTTGTATAGCTCTTCGTTGATCGGACGCAGATAGTCGTCCGGCAGAGAGAACCGATAGGCGTATGGATATTCTCCACCGCTGTTGTCAAAGGTTGCATCCGGTGTCGCAATCGTTGAAAGCGTTTCAAGCTCCGGCCACTGGAAGGAACTTTGCGTATCACGGATGGTGTCGTACAGGGCATCGCGCACAATAACGGCATTGTCGCTAGTATCTGTATCAATATCTGTAAACCGCTCTATCTCGCCAATCTTGCTCATTACGCGGTTGGCGATGTCCGTTACATTCTGCGGCCAATTTGTCGGATAAGCCATTTAATACCTCCTGTTGAAATTAGGGGCGAGCCGCATTTCTACAACCCGCCCCGCTAGGTTCAGTCAGGAGCGGCTTATTTCAGCGTTTCAAAGACTACCTTGTAGTACGTGGAGGTGCTACCTGCAAGCGAAAGCACATCACCAGGCTTCAACCATTCGGTATCTCCGGTGCTGGAGTCTGCTGCATAGTTGAAATGTACCGGAGCTTCGCTACCATAAATCATATTCGCAGAAGCGGCAACAGTATACGAATTCGTATAGCTAGTTGCTCCCGACTTGAAATATGCTGTGGCGGCAAGCGTATACGCATTGGTTTGCCCAGAAACCTGAACGTCACCGTTCACAGACTTCAGAAGACTGTACTCGGTAATCGTAATATCCAAGTCACCGTCGATGTCAGAGGGCTGTTCAACAACGCGCAAACCAGCAAACGAAGTAGCAACAATCGCTACCGCAAGGAATCCAATTAATTTCTTCATGTTATTCTCCTAGATGTTAAGGGGGCGGTTAAGCCCCCATTTTGGTTATGCACTCAGAATCGCGCCCTGAACAACAAGCAGGTCATCGTTGCGGCAGCAATCAACAAACTCGTCGATGTATGCCACGCTCTGTCCCTTCTTGTCTGCCTGATCGACGTCCATGAGGGTCTTGAGGCCACGGAACTCGGCCCAAGTAATACCTTCTTCAGTCCATGCGGCAAGCAGTCCGGCTTCGCCATCGCCCAAGAGCGAGTCAAGCTGGGTTGCGTTCTCGAACAACGGATGAACCACCGGAACAACGCCATCCACGGTAGGAAGATCGCCGCCCATGAAATACTTGGCGGAGTCAACGTAGTCCTGATTCTTCAGAACATCGCGGCTATTGCGGGTCAATGCACCCCAGGTCTTCGGACCCATGCCAAGGTAGATCGTCTGACCAGCAACATAGTTGGTCATAAAGATTTCCTTCACATTGGTGAAGATGTCGGTGTCAATCGAACCGTAGGTCTGGTCTGCTAGTACCTGTGTTGCAGGCATGGAAACGGAAGCGGTCGTAACGGCTGTAGCAGCATTACTTGCAACGCGGGTTTCGGTGGCTGACATAAGAGCTTCGATAATCAGAAGGTCTTCCTTCGTCCATAGTCCCTGCATCAGATTCTTCAGCTTGCGGCTGGAAGGATCGGTCATTTCAAGGAATTCTTTTTCTGCCGAGTCAAACCACTTTGCAACGTCGATCTTCTGCGCAACAACCTGGGTGCGCTGGGACTCAACGGTGTCGTTGCCGGACATCATTGCATCAATCCAGTGTGCCAGAGTGGTTCCGCTCTGATCGTAGGTGTAGCGGTTGGTCAGGTTTGCGAGCGTGGTCTTGCGTCCAGCGGACAGGTTCGGCTTGTAGCCACCCTTAATCAGCGCGGATTCGCCAGTGCAGGCTTCAAAGCCAACGAGTTCTTTCAGGTACGAGCGGTTCGGTCCGCCTGCGAGTTCTTTTACTGCATCTTTGAACTGGATGATGTGCATTCCAGCATCGGTATCATGTATAGCTGTTCCTTGTGGCATGTTACCCTCCTTCGGGTTGGTTAAGTTTCAAACAACAATTTCTAATCTGCCGCTTGCCTTGTTCCCATCCGGGGGGCTTGCTAGGCTATCGTGCCTTCTTCGGGTGGATTACCACCATTAACGGGCCTCATCGGTTCTTCCGTTATTTGATACAAACATACACATTATGTTTCATAAGTCAACAAATATTTAAAAGAAAAAAAACCGGATGGGGGAAACAGAGAAAAAACCCACCCGGAAACCAACTTAGGTTTTTTGTAAACGCTTGCGTTGCAACTGGTAAACTTGCTTCATAATCTCTTGGTGATCCTGCGCCCGTCCGTTCATGTATCCAGGCTTGGCCTTTAGTGCGGCAAGTTGCTCCTCTACGGATTGCAGGGTTTCCTTGCCAGAACCAATCGGCGCGTCCTCGCTAATGCTTCGCGCCACCTCGTCGAGCATTTCAAGAACGTGCTGAGAATTGGCAAGCCCAACAACGCTAAGATCGCCAATGGCATCAGGGAACCGATCCTTCAACTTGTTCACGGAAGCAAGGCGGTCATCGTATTCGTTGCCCCACTTCTCCTTGAGGGCGGCTTCGGACTCCTTGGCAATCTCTGCCTGCTTGTCCTTCATCCCTTCAAGCATCGTCTTGATTGCTTCCGATTGCTTTGTCATCACCAAAGACACGGCATCATCGCTCAATCCGGCTTCGTGGAACATCTTCATCTGGTCGGCAAGGTCAGGGAAATACTGCTCCATATCCTCGCCAGCCTTGAATGAATATCCATCTGGAGACTCAGGAACCTTGATCCCCAAATGCTCCATCAGAGAACTCTTGAACGCCTTCTTCTCGTCCTCGTTTGCCGACTCTCCAGGAATACGGATCTTGGATGAGTTGTCCTTGCGCAGTTCATCGTATGACTTTGCAAGAAGTGCTGGGCTTTTGAACTCCTTGATCTTATCTGACGGCTCATATCCCTCGGCCGCAGACCAATCAACGCTCTCAACCCATGATGTTTCGGTTGTTTCTACTGTTTCTTCGCTCATGTTTGCTCCTTATTTGCCACGACGCTTCAGGTACTCAGGCGCATCCGGCCCATAGGTCGGTGCATCCGACATAACCCGCTTTGTCTCTTCCATTGCTTTCTTGATAAGATGTGCGCGACGCGCAAGGTAGGGGGGCAAATCCTCTTCCTGCGCTTCTTCAACAATTGTGGACGACTCCTCTTGGGGTTCCACTTCTTCGACGGTTTCCGCTGGAGCTGATTCTTTCTCCACCAGCGCGTCACGCAAATCTTCCAGGTTTTCGCGCAGGGTCTTGTCCGTATCTGGAACAAAGTCAACCCCTGCCTCGTCTGCATACTCGGTAATATCAACAAGTTTGATAGACCGTGCATCAATGTTTCCAGTCATTACATCTTCTTTGGTTAGTTTGCTCATACTTCTCCTTCTGGTTTTATTAGGTTTAAGATTTCCTGTGCAACGTCATGCCTTACAGCGTTCTCTACCATCTTTGAATTGTCATAATCATACACAGATTCGTTGTACATGCAAATGTTTTCAATGATCCATTGAATAAACTTGCGTCCGGTTGGCATCGCCTGAACAGCGCGAGCCGCAGATTTTGCCTCATCGTATGAGAAATTAGACATTTGTTTTTGCCATTGCCCTTTCAACGACTTCCTGCTCGCTTCCCTCTTCCGGCTTGGCCTGTACGTCGCGCCTGCTTGCCGCCTCGATGTTTGCCTGCTGCTGGGCCATCTCCATCATCTTCTGCTCAAGACGCTCCATCTCCTTCTGGTAGTCGATAGAACTGCGCGTAAGCGATGATTCAAGGTTGCGCCGTCTGCGGATCTCGTTAAGGACGTCCTCGATCTTGATGATCGCCTGCGTGTGGGTGGTCTGCGAAAGCATCGTTTCTGCCTGCGCCATCTCTTGGATTGCAAACATCAGGTTCTCAGTCTCAATCCCACTCATGCGCGAGTCAATGCGGGATGTGTAAACAACACGGAACCTATCGCCATCGCCCTCCATCAGCGAGCTTGGGATTGGTTGCTCGATCAACCCATGCTCAATGATGTCCTCTGCAACGATCTCAAACAGCGGAGCAAAGCACTTGTCCTTCAGCGGGTGGATTACAGGAGCAATCAGGTGAACCTTCTCTGCAATGATCTGGGCTACCTCGTATGCGGTGCGCTCCCCTGTCTTAAAATCTTCAAGGGCATTGAAAAGGTCAAGGAAGTGTAGGGTGGTGATCTCGTCCCTCAGGTGTTCGTTCATTGCATCGACTGTTGCCGGATCGCCGTTCTGCCCATAAAGGAACGGAGTCTCACTAAGACGGGCATACCGAACATCACCAGGGGCTAGGCTTGTTGCGTTGCTCACGCTCTCCCGGTCGTTCATAAACATAACTGGATTCGTGCGGAACTCAATGGCATCATAGAAGTCATCAATGCCCCTTACCAGCGTACGGGCGGACGGAAGCGAGTGCATGGCCGGAGAGTATCCGGTACGCAGGCCGCGACGCTTGAACATCACAAACACGACATACCGCATCCGGCGCAGACCGCCTTCTTTGACAATCTTCTTTTGATCTGCCTCAACATAAATGTCTTCATAAGGCATGTTCATCTTGTCCAAACGCTTCTTGTTGCGCTCCTTGCGCGGACGGACGCAATGAATGAACTTGAACTTCTCATCCGCCTTGCTCTCATCGTCCCAGCACTTGCGGATCTTCTCGCTTACATTCTCATAGCCAAACTTCTCAACAGCCTGGTCGGCGGTGTACTCAAACCCACGCATGAACTTGCTTACATTGCCCTTGGTGTCCTCGTACCATACGCAATCGCATGGATTGTATGATGTAAACTCATGCTCTCCTGTCTTGTCGTTGTAATGGACGTAGTAAATCCCAACACCAGTCAGGCCGTAGTCGTCGATTGCCTCCCGATAAGTGGAAGGGAACCCGTATCGCACGATGTCGTTTGTCTTTTCACCGACAAATCCGTAGTATCGGCTCACATCCTCCATGTCTCGCTTCAACGGATCTTCGCTTTCAAGCACACCTCGCCCCAAACTGATGGTGTTTGAGTAGATCCCGGCGCAAAGCTTCTGCTGTGCATCAATGCAGATGCTTGTATTAGGTAGCGCAACTTCCGATTCCTGCGGATCGGTGGTCAAATCGCCATAGGTTGGCTTGAAATACCGCGCACAGGTTTGAACCAACGAACGGAACGAAGCCAATTCGTTCATCCCTGCATCGTACGCCTTCACAATGTCACATGCTCTTTTGTCTTCGGCCATGGTTATTTACCTTTTTTAAAGATTGAAGTCCAATTCCTACGGTATTCTTCCGTCGAAGGCAAGCTAATAATCTTCTCTTTTGCCTCCTTGTTCAACCGCTCCATACGCTTCTTTTCCCTCAGTTTTGTTCCGCTGTTGTCCATCAATACACCTTTCTTTTCTTTCCAACCGCCTTCTGCATCACAAGTCCACGCGAATTTGGTTGCCATCCGCTCAATTCATCCATTGCCCAGTACCGAGTAGCGTCGATGAGGTGGTTGTACTTGTCTTCCGGCTCACCCAAAACCGTCCCGGATGCGTGTTTCTTCCATGCGTACTGCTGTAGTTCCATCTGCATGTTCATGGAATTGCGATGAACACAGATCGGGAACCGCTTTATCAGGTCAATCCCTGCTAAAACGCTCCCTTTTCCTTTCTCACTCTTCCAAACATTAAAACCTTCGTTGACAAGTTCGCTAATCTGATCCGGTCTTGCACCGTCTGCTACGACTTTCCACGCTTTATCGAAGTTCATAAGCTCCAAATTGCCCTGGATGCTGGGGAAATTCGGGCGTTGATGGCTTCTGATCGTTGTCAATCCTGTCTCATAGAACCATTCGCGCAGGCAAAGCTTCCCCTGCCATATCGCGCACTCAACCATGGCGCAAGGATCGTTTGAATAGCCAAAGTCCAATCCAAATCCCCACTTGTCGCACACGTTCGGGGAAGGCCAATGGTCGATAATGTCGTAGTGGCCGAAGATTGCACCCTCCCGGCGACCCCTCCGACCCAATCCATAGACCTCCCAAGCCCATTTGTCCGCCGTTCCCTGACGCACATTCTCATAATTGCCGGGATCAAGTGCCAAAATCTCGTTCCGGTCGCTCTCAGGAAGGAATGGATTGTCAACAAACGTGCTATGAATCCACGCGCAATCGTCCCTCTTTGCAACCTTTTCAAAGATCCAATGCTGTGTGAGGCTTGGGTTGAAGTCGTATATCACTTCCTCTGCCGTACGCACAACAATCTGGCGGTGAGACTCGTACGGAA